GAGGCGAGTGCTGTGTGCTGTATGCAGTGGTGGCTGTCATCTTTGGGCTCCACTGAGCCTTGAGATTCTATCAACTTATCTCTTGTGAACCACGGGAGAAATCACGAAGATGGCCACATACTCGATCCCAAGCATTTCTACATCTGCACGTGAGAAGATCCAGATCGCGGTCTTGGGATCCTCTGCCCCTCTCGAGGAGAGGGTAATGGTCACAGCTGGTCTTGTGTCCTGTCTGCATGAGGTTCCGGTCACGGATCAGACGACTGTCCAGCTTGTCTTGTCTTTGTTCGCGACGGCGCTTCCAGAGATCTCTCAAGTCCTTACGAGTGCTCAATCGACCCTTATTGAACTAGTCACTGTGGACACAGAGAAGTTTCTTGACCTTCTTGACGTCGGGGGAATAGGGAACCCCGATCCTACGATCCTACCAATCGCTAACCCTGGTCATGATGCAGCTCTCGGGTACTCTGACGTGGCAGTTGTATACTCTGGAGTGGCCCTGGTACTGTTTGCTATTGGAAAGCAGGCGCGTGACAGTGCTCCAACGGCCTCTACCGTCAATCGGCCCAAGGCCCTGATCCAGAAGTACACCATCTTGGAGGCAGAGCAAGGTCTTCTCCCAGGCAGAGATCACGGTCCGTCGGTCAGGACCTTGGAGAGAATTTACAATGCCTTCAATGTGTACTCTGAAGCACGTGCCTTGGTGACAAAGTGCCTCTTGGCGTTAGAGCTAGCCAATCCTCACCCTCCCCGACACCTCGACCCTCTGATGATCCAGCTCCGCCTTCTTCGGAACGCAGGCATGACTCACGTGGATGCCATTCACAAGTTACTCAGAGGTCATCCGTGGACAGCTCGTGAGCCGAAACTCGAACCTTATTACAGGAAGTTCGGGAGTGACCTGGCAGAGTTCGAGAAACTCCCCGCCAATTCTCGTGCGTACCACCGGCTTCTGGCCCCGCCCTCTGAGTTCTTGTTCTTAACATCCGAGCTGCGCCCGCTTATTGCGGTGGCTGGTGAGTTCGTGGCCGGAGTGGAAGCAGACTTCAAGGACTACGTCTACAACAAGGACAAGTATTCTGCACTTATCCGAGAGGTCAAGTCGCGTCAACCAATGTACAACCCTGTACAGGACTTGACGATCCTTGCCAAGCAGTTGGGAGTGGAGGACATCCCGGACCTTCCCGCACAGGTGTCAGATCAGCGGACGCACGCAGCCCCAGGCATCTAGCCGTCCGTCCTAGGAAGCCCCCCCAGATTGTAGCACACCGCAGGCTTCCCTCTCTTCCAGGCTCCATTAAGAAAAAATTGAGAACTGTAACTCAAATCTGCTTCTCTTTTACCATGGCCCAAACTTTAATCGAGGGGGACTTCCCTGCACTTGAGAGACCGGACGAGGTCCGCGCACTTCTGGAGCAAGCCATGAGGGGAGACCAGGACCCCAAGGACATCCAGGACCTTGGGGACGTGGTAGATCCTCCTGCCTCCTCTCCTGTCCTGTCAGCACAGCACATCCGCAACCCGACAGACAAGCCCGGCCAGGCAAAGGGAGAGAAGACCCGCTCCCCATTCCCCGTGGGGGGTGGGTCGAGTCCCGAGAAGACCCTTCACCTGCTACCAGCCCCCATTCCCCCCGTCTCCACATCCAAGCCCGAGTCCCCCAGCCCCCCGGCAAGCGTGTCCTTGCCTACATCTCTTGCAGCCAGTGAAGCACCTGAGGCCGAGTCAGCCTCGGGGTTGACTAGAAGACCTGCTGATGCCACCTCCACCCGGGAGCCGACCAACGAGATGGAGGCGTTCGAGATGTATGTCTTTGAGGAGGTGGAGACACGCATCAAGACCGCCCTGGCTGACACCCAAACGCTTGCAGAGGACAGATATGCCTCCCTCAACGCCACCATCACTCGGCTCCAACGTCGCATCGAGATCCTTGAGCAGCGACTGACCGTGTCGACTCTGAAACCACGATCGGTGGAAGTGTCCAGCAGAGATCCCCCGACCGAGATACCTGGTGCCTCAACCAAGCCCAAGACCCCTCTGACCGCTCCATCCTCTGAATCACCCGATGTTGGTGCAGCAGTCCGGAGACTGGTAGGCAGTCACCCTCATCCCCCAACGATGATGGTCAAGAAGGTATATCTCTCGACACTGATGACCTCTGTGGGTCACAAGGGGTTCAAGGTCACCAATCCCCCGACCGACTCAGAATGGACAGAGAAAGGACTACTCCTCTGGGTCGATCGTCAAGATGTGTGAGACCCAATGTCCCGGCGGTGTATCTCCCTCATGTCTGGATGCCACTCCCAAATTGTTCCCTCAGCTCGACATTGCGTTCACACGATTAAGAAAAAACTGAGCTCACATACTGGTATAGTCCCCTACTGGCACACCTGCAAGCCACCCGTCATGTCTGTGCTCCTCACTCCTTCTCAACAGATGGAACAAGCAACTGATGATTTGCGTAGAGCCTGTAATATTTCTGACGACAGATCCGAATGGGAAGGTACCCAGTCTGCCCAAGATAGTACCGCCCCTGACCAGACAGGTTCTGTCCTGACGTCCCTTCCTGAATCTCTCGAACGTCCTGGATGGGTAAGTCTTGTCAGCCTCATGATATCTATGTGGCCAGACCAAGGGCTGCAACTTCAATCTCTCCTTACCATAGCTAGTCTCAACCCACACCTCACCGTTCTTGATGATGATCTCAGAGAAGCTGTTGGACACATCATTGGATCACTCTTCCCTCATGGTCTGATCGTTGAGGTTCCAATAGCTCACGGTGGACCCCCTCCTTCTCCATTCTTGGCTCTCCACAGGGGGAAGGGCCCGATTCCCCTTCCGATGATAGCGACCAACTTGTACTTGCAGGTCGTGTCAATGTCACCTCCTCCCGATGCCCTATCCATGTGTATATATCGGGTCAAGTTGGCATGGTGCCGTCAGTCCGCTTCTGAATCAATCGAGTCAATGATGGACATATATGCGGCTGGGCCCGAATCCATCGCACGTGATTTCGCACGATGTGCGAACTTGACTGGCCGTCGAGGGGGTCCACGGCCCATTCTCACCTCGAGAACAAGAAGTTGGATTAGGTTCTTCAGTTCGTAAGGGCTGTCTGAACCAACATGATGCCCCGTCGGGTCTGCTCCTAGAAGTACTGCTGAGGTTAAGAAAAAACTGAGACACGATAACAAAATCACCTTCTACTGATTACACGGCCACTTCCTCCACAGAAGCTAACATGTCTTCCAACTTTGAGAACTGGAAGAAGAACAGAGGCGTCAGGGCGAGACCGGACCAAGCCAAATCCACGAGCACGCCTCAGGTCCCAATTGTCGCGGCCAGCCCCCCCATCCCGTCCGAGGAGTATCCTGGGCTCACAGTGAAAGCTGTCCAGGAGTTGAACACAGACTACGTCAAACGTGTGGCTGTTATGCGGGGTGCATACACGACTGCCCCGAGCAATGTCAGTTCCGCCCGCAGTGGTGCATCCACCACCTCAATGATGGAAAGGTTGGCGAAAGTAGAAGCCGCACTGACAATCTCTGCCCGTTCCGTTCAGCAACAACAGGAGCAGCTGGTCAAGATGAACAAGATGCTGACCAACCAGGATCGCCTCATTGAGTTGCTGGCCAGTCAAGTCATCGGGGAAGCTGTCAAGCCCGAAGACTCAGTGAGCAACACAGGCGCTCCTGCATAGCTCTCTATACTAGATGACTTCTGGGATCAACTGCTGTGCTGCACCCTGATGCCCGATGCTTGTCTCTTGTGCGGAAGAGGCTGAGAACCCATTAAGAAAAAATCATTCTCTTGCACTCAAGCTATGTACATCCCAGAGACCGTTCTCTCCTCTCCTCTCATTGAGGAGAACTATGAAGTGTTCTTGGACGAATTAAGAAGATGTGAATCCCTGCATTCTACCCCTCCTGGACAGAAGAAGAGCCATACCAGGATCCAAGCCAGGACTTATCATGACTTCCCTGGACATCACCTCAGCCATAGAATCATCCGCCACACAGCTCAGATGACTCCAGACATGATAGACGTGGGGTCATCATCTGCCTATGTGGCAGACTGCGACAGGAATGAACCGACAACGGACCTGCACCGCGGTACCGCGGCAGTTGAACGTTATCTTGATCATCTAGCTCAGGGGATGACATCAGTGACAGAGGGGGATGATACCCTGGCTAAGGCCATCCGTGAGAGACGACCTGTGGTCACGCCACAGCTGGTGACTGCCTATAAGAATGCCATGTTCTGGCAAGGAGTGGTGGAGGTCGGAGTTCAGTGTGGAAGAGAAGGAACACCTTGGGTGGAATGGAACCGCTCTCATATCAGCTCGGGTGCTGTCATTGTTCCTAGTCTCCGTGGAGACAATGCTCTCCTCACTCACAATGTTGTCCTTATGCTCAAGGATTTGTGTATGTCGAGGTTTGTCATCAAGGTGGCAGCTTGCTGCCACACATCCTTGGAGTATATGGACCCTCTTTTGGATGCGTATAGTGGTTGGGCAAATCGAGTACTAAAGAAATTCGGAAATTACGGTTACGAGCTCCTCAAGTGTGTTGAACCACTCTGTAAAGTCTGGATCATCCGGAACTCAGAGAAGATGCTGGATGGTAGGGCTCAATTCGAGAAGATGGTCAAGAAGATCAATAGCAAGGAATATGACTTCCTTGCGAAGCGTGGGGTAATACCCTCTAGTGGACACAGGACTGTGGCAGAGCGTTATGTTGCGATTCTGGATGCCTTGAGGACACCTGGTAGGGTGGCTGAGACGATTGGGTTCCTGAAGCTCTCAGGACACCCTTATGCCGACCCGCGCGGAGGTTGTGTCTCTGCCAAGACTTTGGCTCAAGCACACATTCAAATGAAGGATTCCGACTGCCTCAAGCTTGAGTGGAGTTTTTGCCACCTGTACTGCAAGGGATACCTCCGCAACCACAAGCGCTGGCCTGCGATGGAGTTTGATCGTCCCGGTGGAAAGATGACTAGGCTGGAAGAGCTGCACATCACGGGACAACCGTCTCTTCCCATGGGTCTCACGCTTTACCCGCCCGAAGACTGGATGCACGCGCGCTTCATCCCTAGCCAAAAATTCGATACAGGAGAAGACATTCTTTCACTCATATCTGACAAGTCACTTTCACACCTCCGCACAGAATTTGATGCTCCGTGGTTTGGTTCACTCCCATATTGTCCTCCCAAGCCTACCACCAAGCGAAGGGTGGTAGAAGAGCTTCTAGCTACAGAAGAGCTCAATCTGGAGGAGTGGTGCGGAGTAGTGTCAAGGCGAGCTGTTCCGGAGGAGCACAAGATTGTCACTGTATGCCCAAAAGAACGTGAGATGAAGTTGGAGCCAAGGATGTTCGCCATGATGACCCTTCAGATGAGGTCATTCTTCGTTCTTCTGGAACACAACATAGCGATAGGGATCTTCAAGGAGATTCCGGAGCAGACCATGACCATGAGCCGGAGCGAGTTGGTGAGCCAATTCTTGGAGTTCACCAAACCAGTAGGTGAAGGAGGGTGGGCACGACTGTTTGTCGAGATCGACTTCTCCCGATGGAATTTGAACTGGAGGGATCAGGTTGTTGGACCCATTGGGCACAGAATGGATCAGATATACGGAACTATAGGGCTCTTCACTTATACCCATGAGTTCTTCTCTTCATCCATGATCATCCTTCGAATGGGAGAACACCCTCCCGATGGTCTGACTGTCGACAACCGACATGATCCACCTGAGAGTGACACGTTGTGGTACAACCATGATGGTGGGTTTGAAGGTATAGCTCAGAAATTATGGACCGCATGTACGGTCGCTGCTATTCACACGGCTCTTTGGCCTCTTGGGCTGATATATAGGATTATGGGACAGGCAGATAATCAGGTGTGTGTCATTGACGTGCCACTCCACACAGTACCCCATGCCGACAGACCCGATCACATGCAGACTCTATCTGACACGGTGACGACCGAGATCTCTCGTGTATGCAGGTTGGTAGGCCAGGAGGTCAAAGCGGAAGAGTGTATCGAGTCCACGTGCCTCATGACCTACGGGAAGGAAATGTGGCTGAACGGGGCTTATCTCTCAACGATTGTCAAATACTTGTCACGCGTGTTTCCAACTACTACCCCTGATTCTCCAAGCCTCCACGAGTACTGGTCTGGAATCTCGAGCGGAGGAGTCGCCGCATGTGACAGAGGAGACGACACCCTAACTGCTCTGACCATCACAAAGTTGGTCGAAGCAATCTTCCTCCACAGAGAGCTGAGCTTCTCACTCTTGCATTCCACTGACCTAAGATCGACAGTAGATCATACAGGTCTGACTAAGCACAAGGACACACTGGTCCTCCTTATGATGATCGTTCCCTCCAATCTTGGGGGGGGTCCTACATCCACACCTTTGGAGTACCTGTACAGAGGTCATCCTGACCCTCTGGCTTCATCATGCTCATCACTCTCGCTGTTTAAGACACTCAACGAAGTGACAGCATACGCACATATTCTGGAACTTCCCCACTTCTACCAGACAACTCCTGATCTTTCTGGCTTGATTCTTGATCCTTACTCTGCACCTCTCACGCTACCTGGAATCTCCTCTACTGCTGTTGCGAGGCAGGTTCGAGAAATCTTACCTTTGATAACCAGTAACCGTCACATTAAGCCACTATGTGCAGGAGGAGAACAAGGCATCAGAGATGAGACATTCAACTACATCCTTCAATTTACACCTTGCCATCCGAAGGTATGGCATGACTTGTACAAGTCGTCCCCTGCAGGTGTGGCTGATGCATTTTCACGACGATTCACATCGGGAGCAACCCTCAAGACCATAAGTAGAACCTCGGGTTCGGATATAGGACGAACCTCCCTAGAAGTAGATCTGACCTGGGCAAAAGCAGTGATCATCCGGTTGTCCTCAGTGTTCAAGATTACCCAGCCTCATACTCCCAACTTTGTCACTCTTCCTGACCAGATGAGGGCACGGTGGCCGGTTCCGGAACTTGTGGGTGTAGGCAGCGTCCACCCGTTAAGTCGAGGCCACATGCACATCGTGCCGTCTGCAGCCCTGCCGAAACTACCACATGGATGCAATGAGATGGGCTTGGTTGTTGCTCTGTCCTACAGTCCTGACTCAGCTGTGTGCTCCACCACACGTGGTGTGATGAATCCATATCTTGGATCGAGCACTAGCGACAAAGCTGTGGCAAGGTGGGTAAAACCTGTCGACTCATCTCCTCCTACCCGAGATATCATCAAGATCCTGACGATCCGTGACACTATGACAGCTCCCGGATCAACAGCTTATACATCTCTGACTCATCTTGCTCAATCTCGTAGTATGGTAGATATTTCTTGGTTCGAAGCCTCTACGAAACTCAAAACAGGTGGGACAGATGGTCACAGGTACAGCATGGAGAGAGATGATCGAGGATCATTCGTTGCGTCTAGTCCAAACTGGCCGAGTCACATGGTGATCTCAACCAACAACTCGCATCTGGCGGGTCGCGTAGACTATAGAGTCTCATTCCAACAGTGGCTAACGTGCATGCTCGGGTTGACGGCCTGGGCATTCCGCGAGACCCATACTTCCCCTCCATTTGGTGTCCTAGCATGCTTTATCTTGGATGACAGAGACCTGGTCGAAGATCAGCTAATAGGGATCAATGGTCCACCCTTGGGTATCCCTGAGGTTGCTGGGGACTCTTATTACCTCAGGGTAGAGAAGCTCACCTTCACACAGACAGGGTTCAGCATGCTCACACAACCCCTATCTCTCCATGGTCTAGTTGTAGAGCCCATGCCGATCACTGCAGCTGTGGAGGAACTGATATGGGACGAGCTTTCTCGACCATGTCGTATGACGCGCCACCGCTCCCGAACGTGGGCCACACCGAACTCCTCCGTCTTCCTTGACCTCTCTGAGGTCGAGAGGTTGACTCCAGATGTAGTCGCTCGAGCTCTAGTGCTTGCCATCTACAGGTCTGCTTGCTGGCGCATCATACCTGCGTGTACTGTTCACCTTCCAGCAAAGCACCTCATGAGATCCACCGCAGAGTCGTACTCACGAAGGACAGTACCCAGACTTCTCGGTATTCTCCGACACTTACCAGGAGGGGGCGCTTGGGCTCATCTTCATCCAGGACCTGGAACAGTAGATGAACGAGCAGTCCTTGCCACGTGGGTTGGAAATGTGAGTAATGTTGCAGCAGAAGGAATCGACCCAGGGCTGATATACCTCCACACAGCTGGGACCCCTTCTTTTTCATCCCAGTTGGCATCAGGGGTGATGTTGCTTGTCTTCTGTGGTCTCTTCAACCTTACGATCACACCCCGCTCCGCAAAGATAGTGCGATCCGTTGTGCTCAGATGCCTGGAGACACCGGAAGAGGCTTCCCGGGTTTACAGACTGATGTGGCTAGCGAGAGGCCTGAAGCTGATCTCACGGTTCCGGGTCACCCATACCGCTCCCGCCATCGTGTCCCGACAACTACGCGTTGATCCGATTCCAGTTCCTCCTCAACTACTTGTAGATCTGCAGTTTAGAACCCAACCTGTGGTCCCAAGGGACAGGAACGGTGTTGTAAGCCTGACAGGTCGACCTCTGTTGTTGAGTGACCCCCACGCATTCTCGCCTGAGGAGCTCCTGGCAACATGGGGAATGCGACCTCAGCTACAGAGAGGAAGCGCACGGGCACGGTGGGGTCCTTTGTTTGATTTGGTCCCTGCAACGGCACGTGTCCTAGTCCTAGGAATAGGAATCGGGGGAGTCACAGAATGCCTACCCGCCACGTGCGTAGTGATAGGGGTGGATCTAGGATCACATTTGGGCAAGCTGGGACATGACATGATAACCTACCACCCACCACTCACCAGTCAACATTTCATGCTCCACACGTGTTCTTGGGTCGCAGGAGGAGACGTGTACTCCTCTGCTGTTCAAGAGACCCTATGTCGTGAAATTGGTAATGGAGTGTACGATGCGGTCATCATAGACATTGAGACGGGGTCGCCAACCGAGCGTCTGAAACTGCGTCACACCCTTGCTCAATCAGCCGGAACACTACGTGTTCCTGTGTATGTAAGGGTCCTAGTTGATGCATGGGAGATGCCTATACTTGTCGACTCGTGGAGGGCGGTGGCTTCCCTTGACGATCATTGTTGGATCCCAGAGGTCGGGTTGGACAGAGAGGTGGTGATCGGGGGAGGGCGGTCCCCACTTGGGTTGTTCGCACCTGCGGTACCGCGTGGTGCTCGTCTGGATTATCCGGCTCTCCCTCCTCCTGTCATCGTCCGTGGGGATGCCAGGGAAGCTTCTTTCCAGCTGACTGCACGCATAGGAGCGGAAATTTCCGACATCACGCGTGATGCATGCCAACCCCCACGGTACTATCGGCTGCCTCCTGGCATCTGCATTGGTTCGGCGCTACTACAGAGCATGGAAGCAGATCCGCAAGTGTATGTCACTACGTATGGGAGGATGCTCACGCATGACCTGTATTCCCTTTGTTGCCTGGCTCTAACCTACCACCCAGAGTGGTGAGGAACCTCGAACTCCCTGCCCTACCCTTCCCCGTGTTCAAAAAAACAAAAAAACAAAAAAA